AGAGGATATCCTAAGATTAGTCGACGACCTAGAAAACGAGACAAAGAACATCAAGATGGAACTTGCCCGATTGGTCTGGTACATGCGTGGTGGGATTAGTCTTGAAGAAATATATCAAGTAGGTCCTGAAGATAGAGAGATATTTTCTAAACTAATTAAAGAAAATCTTGAAACTGCTAAAAAGACTGGACAACCGTTCTGGTAAGATCTAGCAGATAACCAAATAAAATATAACCCACGAAACTAAAACACCTTTAGCGAAAGCTGTCCACATCATTTGATAGTTAGATAGATTTGCACATCTTTGAAAAGATGTAATATGTTTTTCGTGCCAGTCAATTATTGTTTTATAATACTGTTTCATTTTGCAATTAACATTTGTCGTACTTGTTTCTGCACGCCTGCTTTTGCAATCCTATTTGCTAAATCTGATAAGTCAACCGTGCTACCTTGCGATGTAGTACTGCCACCTGCTAGGTCTCGTTTAATACTGTCTGTGTTTGCACCAGACTGTTTAATTTTTTGTGCTAGTGTTTTAACATTGCTCTGTGTAGGTGTAGCTGTGTTGCTACCCGGTTTTTTAGGCGTTGTTGGTTTACTAGATGGTTCTTGTTTGCCTGGTTTAGTTGGAGCGCCTTTAGTATTTGTACTGTCTAAATTCTTTGCACCTGTATCTGTAGGCTCAGCTTTAGCTGGTTCTGCTGGTGCTTTAGTTGGTTTAGCTGGTGTTTGTGTGTCTTTTGTATTATCACTTGCTGTTGACGCTTGTGTTGCGTCTGCGGCACCGTCTGTGCTTGGTTTAGCTTCGTCTGGACTAATAGGTGCTTGTGTTGATCCTGCAATACTGCTTATTTGATCATTAGTTAATCCTGCACCTGATAATATATTTACAATGCTACCGGAATCAGTTGGTTCACCCATCTTTTTCCAATCTTTATTAAGTTTGTTAGCAGTAACTTTGTTACTTACATCTTTAGCACCTTGCTTAACTGCACCAACTGCACTTTTAGCACCTTGCTTAACTGCTCCTGCGGCCTTACTTGCAACTTTGCCTGCGCCACGTTTTAATTTAGCACCTAGTGAGTTAGGATTGTCTAATGGTAGTTCTTGTTGTACCGGATCTGCTTCTTGTAAGTATTCGTTAAATGCATCATCGTAATCAATTGATTCTGCTTTGTCGCCTACTGCTCCAAAGTCAGAAAGTTTTTGACTCTTGTCAAAGTTTTTGTCTACTGGTGTTGCATCACTTCCGCCTTTGAGATCTAATTCAAGTTGTTCTTTCTCTTCAGGTGGAATAGGTTTTGAATTTTGTGCATCTTTAGCAGTATCATCAACTGTTTGCATTGCACCTTGTGCCGCCGCCGCTACTGCTCCGCCTAGTTCTGTTAAGTTGTCAAGAATTACATCACCACTTTCAGCAGTTGCTACAAGTTCTTGTAACTGATCCATAGTTAAAGCATCTCTTGGAACTTGTTTTAGTGCGTCCCATACCGCTGTTAGGTCTTTTGCATTTTCTGATCTAACCAAGTTAGCCATAAAGTCATGAAACTCACCAAACGCTTTATAGTGTTCAGGACTAAAGTCTTTGGCTCCGTCAACCGCGGCTTCTAATGCTGTGTACTGTGCCATCATATCGCCTGGAATAACTGTGTCGTAGCTGTAGTTAAATGCGTTAAGGCTTCCGTCAATCTTCATTCTTACTGCACCATCAAGTGCATTAACGTCTACACCCAAGTCTGCAAACACAGCTTCTTTGGCAGTTGCAAAGTTTTCTGATTTCATTGCCGCTTCCATAGCATTGAGTTCTGATACTTGTGCAGTTGCAATGTTGTCAACAATCTCGCTTGAAATATATTTGAATGTTGCACCAGCAAGAGCACCATATGCCGCTGTTTTAAGTGACTTACCAACTGCGCCTGAAAGTTTTTCACCTTGTAATAAATCTTTTGTTGAACGTAGTACTAAACCTGCGGCCGCACCACCTAATGGTCCGCCTGCAAATGCCGCTACAGTTGTTAATATACCTACTGCTAAACTTGCCTTGCCAGGATTTGCTTTTGCCCAATCACTAACTACTTTTACACCTGCAACAACTTTACTGTCGCCTGTTCCAATTTTCTTTTTAAGTTCTTCAAACTTTGCATCAGCATTTTTAATTGGTCCTGCGTTCTGTGCTAGTTTGCCTAGTTCATTAATCTTTGCATCAACTTTTTTAGCTAGGTCAACGGGTAATTTAGCCGCCGCTCCAACTGCCGAACCTGCTTTACCAAGTGCAGTTTTATTATCTCCACTGGCCATTGCTGTTTCTTCAGCGCCTTTAAAGATTGCTTGTATTTGATCTGGTGTTAATTCTGCTTCTGCTAATTTTGCATACGACTCAACTAGTGGCCAAAGCTCTAATTCAAAACGTGTTAAGTAATTTTGTTGTGCTTCGTTAAGATCTTGCCAACCCTCATTTAAAATTGTTTGGGTTTTGCTTGTGATTACTTCGTTGAGTTTCATCTAATGATCCTTATAGTAATTTCGCTAGTTCTGCTTTGTCCTGTGGACTTAGTGCATCAATTTCTTTCTGCAAATCAGCTGGTATACCACCTTGGGCACTTGCTGATCCAAACTTATCACCTAAACTAGCTGGACTACTTGCAGTTGCCGCCTGGCCTGCTTGACCTTTAAACGAATCCTGTGCAATTCCTTGTAACAAATCGTCTACTTGTTTAGGAGTCATTTGCCCTTGTACACCCTGCATACGCTTTGTTGGAAGTTTTTGTTTTTGTAGGAAGTCCATAACTTGATCTGCTGTTGGTTGTTTTGGATTACCACCAGTTTGACCCATATAGCCTCTGTATTGTGTGAATATTTCTTTTGCTCTGGCGTTTTGGTCTACTTTACCGGTCATGCCAGCCGCTGTGCCTTTAGCGCCAACGGCGCCTGCAACTTTTGCGCCAGCTTTTCTTGCTAGGTTTCCTATAGCACTTCCGCCAGGAGCTTCAGATACTGTTGTTTCTGTAACTATTTGTGTGATTTTCATAGTAAACTCCTTTGTATAATATATTTATACTTAATTAGTCCCAAACTCTCATTAAATATTCGATATGGTTACACATTATACTATAATGTCTAACGGTAAAGAGGTAGCTAGGCTTAATAGCATGGAAGAAGCGACCCAAGCCGTTGAGATGTTCCGTATGCAGTCCCCACACAGTGATTTTGATATAGAGATAATCGAAGTTAGTAGTGTCAAGCCTGGATTCGGACGTGATCCTGATCTACATTAGAGTTACGATCTGAATTGTTCCAAGTGTTTGCGTGGATTCGTTGTTCGATAGTTATGAATTGTTTAGAACAAGTACTTCGTACTTGTTGTTTTTCGCTGTCGCTCAAACACTTATATCTTTTAATATTATAAAGAAGTAATAATATGAATATAAGTGCGAAGCACTTTAGCATTATCTAGATAGTTGAGCCACAATTCGCCCGTTGCCGGACGAATTAAAAAAAATGACTACTCCTACATTATCTGAGTGAGCATCGCCACAATCTATTAAAGAAGATTGTAATATAATTACACGGAGGCGGCGTACCGCATACCCCCTACTTCAGCATTCGCATAATACGCGGAAAGCAGTTAATCCCTAATAGTCGAAATCACTTACTCTGTGGTTGCTTTTTCTCAGAGCCACAATCTTTTATACCTAAGTTAGTATTGTCCTTGCAACACACTAGATCCACCGGTGGATTTCCCACAAGTTCATAGCGAGTCGAGCTACCTCGACCAAACAATGTTGCTATGTTTGCCTATAATTTGCGTAATTCTTCTTTTAGAATTTTAGAACCGCCGACCCGTACATTAATAATTCCGTTATAATACTCGTCTGTTTCTAGTACTCTACGGTCAAACTGTTCTTTAGCCTCTAAGTAACTTGCTAAGCCTCTGCTTTTGCAGTAATATAATATTTCTCTGGTGAATTTCTTTGGGCCTAATTCTTCAACGTCTCTTAATAAGTTATCACTAGAGCCCCAATAGTCTCTCCAATCTGATTCTTTAGTTCCACGCCTTTTGTTTTTTCTGCCTTTGAGTGGTGGCTTAGTTGTCTTAAACTTAGCTAGTTTCTTGCCTACGTACTTACGATTATCAGTGATGTTAGTGATTAGATAAACAAATGCTTCGCAATCCTCTGGAAGTTCGTCTATTTTCTTACCTTTATAAGTCCACTGCATGAACTTACTTACATTGTGCCTATGTATCTTGTCCTTGATTCTGGTTCTTCTTGTTAGATGTGAAGTCGTCCATGATTTCTACTCTGCGTGTAGAACACAAACGACGAATTTCGCTTAACCACCTACGTGCTTCACGTTTAGTACGTTCGCTTTTGCGAATTTCAAACGCTTCATTGGCTTTATAGTATTGCATATAAGCCTTTGTAAGTAGATCATGCGTATCGTCTGTCATTATTGTATTTCTATATCGTTGTCATAACTAGTAAAGCCGTTTTCTTTTATAACTTTAAGTACATTTGTAACTCTACCCATTAGTTCGTCTTTGTGTGAAATTAGGTATACGTTTTTACCACGCTCTCTAGCCATTTTCTTAAGAATACTAATAGAACTTTCAACACCTGCTGTGTCCATACCACTATCAATAAGCTCATCAATGAATAGTAAGTTAATGTTCTGATATAAACTTTCCCATACATCACGGAACGACCAACTCATACCAAGTATAAGTCTATTACGTTCACCTCTACTCAAGTTATCAAAGTCTAAGTCCTGTCCTAGTTGTTGTATTTCAACTGTTAGGTCATTTTTAAACACTACAGTATGTGGTAAACCTATTTTGTCTAAGTAATATGTAAGCCTGTTGTTTAAGTATGCTAAGTTTTGTTCAATAATCTTCTTACGAATAAAACTATCTTTGTTTGTTAGCAACTTATACAAAAAGTCTTGATGTTCTTTAGTACTAGTCAAGTCATTTACTGTGTCCCAGTTAAGTTCTTGTATAGCAGACTCTTTCAAATCATCAATTTGTTCTTGATAAGGATCAACTTCATCCTTCTTTGCCTGTAAAGCAATCTTTAAGTTCTCAACATTGTGTTGATGCTCATATGCTTCTTTGGCATTTTCATAAAATGTATTAGGCTTGCTTTCAATGTCGCCTAGTTCTTCAATCTTCTTAAGAACTTTATCAAACTTACCAGCAATCTCAATTAGGTATGTATGTGCATCACCATAATCACTTTGCAGTTTGTCTTTAAGTTCTTCTAACTTTTCATCGTGCAAGTCTTGTCCACAAGCATAACACTTTGCATGTTCCAAGTCATCTAATTCTTTACCAGACTTTTTCATGTTCTTGTCAGCTTGTTCTAATGCACGTTCAATAGTCGATCTTTCTTTGATCAAGTTAGTATGCTTGGCTGTTTTTGTTGACCAAGTACTTAACAACTCATGTGCTTCTAGTTCTGATTCAATATCTAATTTTTCTAAGTCTTTAATTGCTTTGTCAAGTCTATCACAGTCTTGTTTGTTTTGAGAGATCCATGCTTTGCGTCTTGTACGTAATCTATCAATATTTTCTGTAATTTTTTCGTTACTTGCTGTTACTGCCGTAAGTCTAGCAGTTTCTTCTGTAAGCTGATCCTTAACCATCTTAGTTTGTTCTCTAAGTTTGTCAGCTTTTTCACTTAATATAGTAATACCTAACAGTTGTTCAATGATAGCACGTTGATCGTTGCTCTTTAATGACAAAAAAGGCTCTGTATATGTGTTAAGTGCAAGGATATGCTTAAACATATCATGACTCATACCAAGAAGTGCGTTAATATCCTCTTGTGTCTTGCGACTATCGCCTTGACTTTCGTCTGTAATCTCTTGATCATTGCCATCAATGCTAAATTTTAACAAATTAGGTTTGCGTCCACGTTCAATATGATAATTTCTACCATCTTTTTCAAACGTAAGTGTTACTAACATCGCTTTGTTATTTGTTTTGTTAACTAAATTGTCTTTGCGAATGTTAGTTAGTGCTTGGCCGTACAGGGCGTAGGATAATGCATTAATTATCGTAGTTTTACCTGTACCGTTACGGGAACCAGAATCGTCACCTCCTTGATCTAAGTTTTCACCAAGCACTAACGTTAGTTGTTCTCTGTCGAAATCAACTCCTTGTGTAGCATTACCTACACTCATAAAATTCTTAACTGTTAATTCTTTAATTTTAATCATCTCTACCTAGATCCCTATATATGTCTAACAGTTTTTTCCTATCAAAGCTGTCTGAGTCGATTGCTTCAATCTCTTTAGCTACAATCTCATCAACACTTTCAAACTGTGCAATATCGATCTCACTGTTAATCTCGTCATCTTTAGTACTAGGAATAAGTGTAATTTCTCTACATTCATATTCTTTAATAAATGTTTCCTTAATAAAACTTGCTTCTTCGTAACTAATAGGTAAGTCTAGTGTAACTCTCAAATACATCTTAGGTTTAATAATTGTATCTTTTTCATCTAGTAGTTTACTAAGTTTAACTGTTCGATACTTAGGACAGTTCCACCAGTTAATATACTGTGGTTCACCGCCGTGTTCTAAAATCATCATACCACGTTCATCATCCCATGCGTCTGCATAGTTGTGTGGTAATGCATTACCAATATAATGTACAGGACCTTTTACTTGTCGCTTGTGAAAGTGTCCACTGAACACATATTCTTGATTCTTAAAGTGTTCTGCTTTAAGTTCTCCGTGGTCTGGCATCTGTACCATAGCGTTCATATAGAAGCTAGGTAATTCAAAGTGTCCAAACACGTATTTGCTTTTTAATTTACTAATCTTTTTCCATTCATCACCAACTAGCCATGGGACTAGTGTGCTATCACCAATGGTCATTATTTCATTAACCATTGTAATGCCTTCAATGTGCTTACCAAAAGCAACTGAATTCAAATCTCGTTTGTCTTTATAATATAAATCATGGTTACCAGGGAAGAAATAAAACTTTTCAAATGCCTTACCAAGTTTTTCCAATGCTCGAAGTGTAGCATCAAGTGTAGTGATGTTCAAACTGTTTCTATTATGATGCCAGTCGCCCATAAAGATACCAGTCTCACAGCCGTTAGCTTGAGCTTGTTCAATATACCAATCTACGAATTCTTCGCAGTCGTCATTGTGTGTTTTAGAATTGGACTTGAGTCCAAAGTGTATGTCTGTAAAGACAGCCGCCTTTTTAAACAAAATTATACCTCACGATTTATACTTTATTGTACAACATATAGTTTTCACTGTCAACCTATTTTTTAACAGGAGTGGACTTAGCTACTGCGTTCTTTCGATTGTGTTCTTCTAGTTGAGCTTCCCACTGACCTTGATTCTGTCTAGTAAAGGAAGGATTCATATTATTCATTTCTAATATATCATCACGAATGTTTTGATTACGTTTTTCAATGTTAATAATTCTAACAAAACTATTTGTAACAGCGGCAGTATAATATGCAAAAGGATTATTTGACTTTGACTCGTCAAATTGTAAACCTATCTGTGTTAATTGTAAAATTGCTTGTCCACGCATTTCGTCATTGTAAGTATAACCTCTTACATTACCACGTGTAGCATATCGTTCACACAACTTCATCCACATCAAAGCAAGTTTATTAGTTGCTTGTCCGCCTCTCAAACTAAAGTGTCCATTCGCCATTCCGCCTTCCCAATGACTCTTACCTACAAGCTCTAATTCGTCTTTGTCATTAAACCTGTAGTGTACAAATGGGGGAAAGTTTAATTTTACCTTTGTATCTGCTATCGTTTTAGGATTTTTCTTCCTACCTTTTTCTTCCGGAATGTGATCATACGTCATAACACGGAAAATTAAGTCTGTTTTAGCTATTTTTCGGTAGTCTATTTCTGTATCAGCCTGTTTAATCTTCTCGCCAGCCGCTTTCCTTCGAGTGTATTCGTCAAAACCAATGCGTTTAGCCTGGTTTCTTTTTGCTTCTGCTATAGTTCTGATGTTAATTTTTGCAACATCAGGCAAAATAATATCAAATTGAGCATAACTGTCGTCTGTAAAACTACTGTATGTACTTTTAGACTTATGTATCTCAGAAAGCAGGTCTCTGTTGTTTAAGTAATTTACTTTTCTCATGTAAGAATTCTCCGTATTAAAGTTCTATTATAAACTACGTAGATAATAAAGTCAACTAAATAATGTAAAGGAGATCGCCAAATGTCATCATTTGATTTTGCAAAACTAGGAAACAGTATTAAAAACGGGGTGAGTGATTTTACAAGTAACCTGACAGGTGCAGTAGAAGATGCGGCCAATGCTGTGTCTGATTTTGTAAATGTAGATGGATTTGCGAAAAACACTAGATCTAAAAATTTACCAAATGGTGCTAACAAAGCACTTGGCGGAACCCAATCAGCAACAGTTGGTTTTAAGAAACCAGTTAACCGAGATTGGCGTGTTAGATTAAGTGTTCCTAATGTAGCAAGTTTCAAAGCATCTCCGTTGTTAAGTCCATTAAAACAAACCAATGGGTTAGTTTTTCCGTTTACCCCTACAATTATTGTAGCACACTCGGCAAACTATCAGGCAATAGCCCCTACACATACTAATTATCCGTATTTTGCTTACCAGAACTCACAAGTGGATCAACTTGTTATTACAGGTGACTTTTTTGTACAAAATGGTGTAGAAGCAGAGTATTGGGTAGCGGCATTGCATTATCTACGTTCAGCAACTAAAATGTTTTATGGAGGCGAAGCTGAAACATTAGGTGCTCCGCCACCAGTTGTTAAACTTAACGGCTATGGTGATTTTATTTTTAATGATGTACCAGTTGTAATAACAAACTTTACAGTTGACTTACCACAAGATGTTGACTATATTGCAACAGGATTAAATGAAATGTCAGTAGAAAAAAGTGTATCAGGAGCCGCTGGGCAAGTAGTAACTGAAAAACGAGATAGCGTAAGTTGGGCACCAACACAAAGTTTAATAACAGTTACAGTACAGCCAATTTACAGCAGACGTGAGATTGAAACGTTCAGTTTACAAAATTATGTTAACGGTGAATATATTAAAAATGGCGGAGGATTTATTTAATGGCAGTTTATAGCCAATCAAGCCCGTGGCACAACACGCCTGAAAATGAAAGTGGCGAACATATGGATCTATTAAGGATTCGTACAGTACCTGCTTCTGCAGATGACGCACTTTATGAGGTAGAACCTCAATACAATCATCGTCCAGATTTATTAGCGTATGACCTTTACGGTTCACCAAAACTATGGTGGGTATTTGCACAACGCAATATGGATATTATTAAAGATCCTATTTACGATTTAAAAGTAGGAACTAAAATTTATCTTCCAAAGGCATCAGATATCTCAGCAAGATTAGGAGCCTAATTTATGGCATTTAGTGATCTATTACCTGAGACGCAACAGGAATTAAAAAAACTTCAAGCAACAAAAGAAAAGTTTGAAAAGCAAGTATTAGATCTTGAAGGTGGCCCTGCAGATTCATTAGACGATAATCAATATCCTCCAGGAAGAGGACCAAGCAAAGAAACTATTGCCGCAAATAATCGCAAAAGGCAACAAGATTTAAAGGGTGCTAAAAAATCACTTTCAACAGTAAACCAAGCTATAGCACGAATACAACGTATTGGCAATATTGAAAGAACTATATTCCCAAATGAACTAGAAGAATTTAATTCAGTAAATCATATGTTTGGTTTATACTGCTTAACCACTGACGAAATACTAGACCCTGACGCTACATATATGGGACCGCAAGCCGAACCAGAAGTAGTTATTATTAAAAGTGGTGGCGGAACTAGAAACATGGGCGAACGCAAAGCTCAAACTATGTTAGAAAAAAGTGGCGGCAGAGTTGAATACTTTATGGACGATGTTGTTATTGAATCTGTAATAGGATATAACAGCGACACTCGTGCAATGCAAATGCACAAAGGTGGATTTACAGTAACAGAACCTTATAGTATGGGTCAGTTTCTTGAAACACTACAAGTTGCGGCAGTTATGGCAGGACATTTAACTTATACGTTTGCAACATTTTTACTAACAATAGAGTTTGTAGGATATACTGCTGATAATCAAATGAAGCGTCTTGGAAAACGTATGATTCCAATTAGAATAACTGATTCAACAATGTCTGTTACTGCATCAGGTACAGTTTATGAAACAACATTTATTTCTGCAAATTCTAGTGCTAACAGTGATTCAGTGCAAAAAATTCCATCAGACATGCAAATTGTTGGAGGAGATCTTCAAGAAGTATTACAAAGCGGAATACAAAGTTTAACTACTGTTCTTAACACTAATTTATTAAAACGTGAAAAAGGTAACAAAAAAGAATTTGCCGATCAGTACATTGTATTGTTTCCGCCTGCTGATGCTTTAGAAAGTAGAAAACTAGCTACTAAGAAAGAAGATGATGCTACAGTAAACGACTTAACTGATAAAGAACGAGTTGAAACACTAACAGGAGAATCGCAAAGTACACAAGTAATTGACTACGAATCGTTCTTAAAAAAGATTGCAGGAGTTTCAGTAAAACGATCAGACCTTGGAGAAGCTATTGTATCGCAAAGTTTAGCAACTGGAAATATAAATCCAATTGGAACATCAAGACTAGTCACTGATAAATTACAAAACGGTAGTACACAAAGTGCCGGAATGGATAAAGTTTACGATCAAACGAAAGATGTCTACGAACAAAAAGCAAATTATATACCGGAAGACAAACGTGCCTTTAAATTTGAAAAAGGTACAAAAATTAATAATATTATTGAAGAACTAGTTTTATCAAGTGAATATGGTAAACAATTATTAGACCAAAAATTAGTTGACGGCTTCCGTCCTTGGTTTAGTATATTACCAATGGTGTTTCAAGTTCCTGTAAAAGAAGTAGAAGCAAGTAAGGGACGTCCACCATTTATCTATATCTTCAAAGTAATACCATATGAAGTACATGCTAGTACTTGGATGGGTCCAGGAGATGTAGCACCGGACACTCCAATAGATCATATTGCTAAAGAATATAATTATTTGTACACAGGTAAAAACAAAAATGTATTAGAATTTGATCTAACGTTCAACAATAGATATTTAACACCAGTTCCAAGAGATGGTAGTGCAGACACAGAAACTGCACAGAATATTGGTGCAAGTGCAACAGCTAATAATGAAGATAAATCAGGAACAATAAAAAACAGCGAAGGTGACGCTGAGCCTAAACTGTCTCCGTTAAAATCAGTTATTGAATCTGATATTGAAATTATTACATCAGGTATGAGAGCTGTACCTTCTGATGCTAAAGAAGTAATTGCACGTACTTTCCATAAAGCATTGGTATACAGTATGGTGGATCTAGTAAAAGTTGAATTACAAATAATGGGAGATCCTTATTACATAAGTGACAGTGGTACAGGAAACTATATGTCAGCACAAGGTGCAACTTGGTTTGCAGATGAAAATGGACATATTGACCATGTACGTAGTCAGCAATTTATTGAGTTGAATTTTAAAACACCATATGATTATAGTCCAACATCAAGTACAATAGAATTTCCAGTAACAAAGGATGACAGTGGAGTTAAAATTAGACAATTTAGTGGGTTATATAAAGTAACGTATGTTAAGTCTGAATTTAATCAAGGTAAGTTTATACAAACACTATCATTGTTAAGAATGAATACACAAACAGAATTAGATTACAAAAAAGAAAAAGCGGCACAAGAAGGACCAGGACCAGTTGATGATGCCGGCGATGGTATAACAAACAACTATCCGGGAGGGTTTATGGCATGATGAATCCATTACTAGATAAAGTATCAAAAGATAACGTCCCAATAATGATGCCAGGGCCTTACCTTGCTAAGGTAGTGAGCTTTATTGATTCAGAATACATGGGCACTTTACAAGTGCAGTTATTAAAAACTACAACAACGGGTAACCCAAACTTTGCTGGCGGGTCAATGTACCAAGCGAAATACTTGTCACCGTTTACAGGACAAACTCCAAGAAATGGAGTAACAGCAAATGACGGTTATAGAGATAGCCAACAAGCATATGGTATGTGGATGATTCCACCAGACATTGGAACGCAGGTTCTTATAATTTTTGCAGAAGGTAACCCAAATATGTGTTACTGGTTAGGCTGTGTTCAAGATAGGTATATGAATTTTTCTGTACCGGGAAATGCCGCAACGTCATTTACTAAAAAAGTTGACGCTGAAGGTAACGACTTAATTGACGAAAAAATGAAACCTGCTAAATTGCCGGTTAGTGAATATAATAAAGTAACTGAAACAGGACTTGCACAAGATCCTACAAAGTTTGAAAAACCACACCAAAAAGAATTTGTAAATGGCTTAGTTGAATCAGGATTAATATTTGACGAAACAAGAGGAATTACAACGTCAAGTGCAAGACGTGAAGTACCAAGTGCAGTCTTTGGATTTAATACACCAGGACCTATTGATAAACGTCCAGGTGCTCCTAAATCAAGAATAGGTACTAACGAAGAATTTGTTGATGTTTACAAGTCAAGACTTGGCGGAACTTCTCTTGTAGCAGATGACGGCGACGATAAATTTTTAAGAAAAACAACAGCAGACAAAGGTCCACCAGAGTATGCTGATGTAATGGAAAATGAAACAGACGGTAAAAGAGAATTACCACACAACGAATTATTCCGTGTGCGTACTAGAACAGGACACCAAATACTTTTACACAACACAGAAGATTTAATCTACATAGCCAATGCTAGAGGTACTGCTTGGCTTGAGATGACAAGCGATGGTAAGATTGACATTTATGCTGAAGATAGTATTAGTATGTTTAGTGCTAATGATTTTAATTTTACAGCAAATCGTAATGTTACTATTGAAGCTGGTGCAAATTTATACTTAAAAGCAAGTGACAATTATGGCGGTAGTTCAAAGCCAGGCGGCAAAATACAAATAGAATCTTCCGCTGATACAAATATTTTAATTGGTGCTAACGGTAAAATTACAACAGCAACTAACTTTGATCTAAACACAGGTTCTGCAAACAAGTTTACAGCAGGTACAACTACTGATATAAACAGTGGCGGAAACCATACAGAAACAGCACCTAAGATTGACATGAACGGTCCAACAGCCGCAATAGCTGATCAAGTTAGTCCGTTGAACACACATATTAACCCAGGACCATCGTCATTAGGATGGTTAAGCCAGCGTATGCCACAACACGAACCGTGGCCTTGGCATGAAAATTTAAACCCTCAGGCATTTAAACCAGTTGCCACTGATAGGGATAATAATTTTACAACTAAAAATGATGAACCAAATCCTAGTATTCCAGATACATTTAAGAAAACTAGTAAAGCTAACGAATAAAAAGTAAGGTAAATATTGATATGGCAAGCGAATTATATAAAAATATTGTAGTTAACAGTAACGCATCTCCGGCTAACCCAACTTCGACAAATCGTGCTTACAGAGGCCTTAGCACAGTTAACCCGGAAAACGTTAGTAAAACGTTATACGACATTGGTTTAATCAAACAAGACTTGCTTAACCACTTCCATATTAGACAGGGTGAAAAATTAATGAATCCTGAGTTTGGAACAATTATTTGGGACGCAATATTTGAACCACTGACACCGTCAATGGAAGAAGCAATAGCTGAGAACGTTAAAAGAATTGTAAATTCAGATCCAAGAGTTACTGCAAATTCAGTTATTATTGACACATACGAAAGTGGAATTATTATAGATTGTGATTTAACATATTTGCCGTATAATATCAGCGAAAAAATGCGTTTAACGTTTGATGAAAACTCGGGAATGAATTAACTACACACTTAACAGATTACACTAAATAGTATTATACTAAGGAAAGCAAATAAATGGCGGCAACAGATAGACAGAATAGATTATTAATAGCAGAAGATTGGGCTAAAGTATACCAATCTTTCCGTAATGCTGAATTCAAATCATACGATTTCGACAACTTACGTCGAACAATGATTAACTATATACGTCAAAACTATCCAGAAGATTTTAATGACTACATTGAATCAAGTGAATACTTAGCACTAATTGATCTTATCGCTTTCCTAGGTCAAAACGTTGCTTTCCGTGTTGACTTAAATGCTAGAGAAAACTTTTTAGAACTTGCATCACGTAGAGAAAGTGTTCTACGTTTAGCACGTTTACTTTCATATAATCCAAAGCGTAACAAACCAGCTAACGGATTACTTAAAATGGAAAGTGTTTCAACATCAGAAGATATATTAGATAGTAATGGTACAAATCTTTCTAATCAAGGAGTTATTTGGAACGATCCAAGTAATTCAAATTGGAGAGAACAGTTTGAAAGAGTACTTAACGCCGCATTGCCTAACAATTCGCAATTTGGAAAACCAATTAAAAAAGATAAAGTAGAAGGTGTTCCAACAGACCAGTATAGATTTAATGCATCAAACACTGATGTTCCAGTTTATACCTTTAGTAAGAATGTTGATGGAAGAAGTTTACAGTTCCAACTTGTTAGTACTGATGTTGTTGATGGTGTTATTTCAGAAGAAGCACCGCTTCCAGGAAACAGTTTAGGATTTCTTTATAGAGATGATGGTAGAGGACCAGGTTCAACAAACTCAGGATTCTTTACACACTTCCGTCAAGGTACACTTGATAGCGGAATATTTAATATTGACACACCAAGTACTAACCAAACAGTAAGCATTGACGCAACTAATGTTAATAATGATGACGTTTGGCTTTACAAATTAAATTCAATTGGTGCTGAGGATCAGCTATGGACAAAGGTTGATGCAGTTGAAGGCAACAACATTGTTTATAATAGTACAAGAAAAAATCAAAGAAACATTTATGCTGTACTAACAAAAGTACAAGATTCAATTGATATGATCTTTAGTGATGGAACATTTGGTAATCTTCCTAAAGGATCTTTTAAAGCATATTTTAGAACTAGTGCAAATGATTCATTTAATGTTGTTCCTAAAGACTTAACAAATATTTCTGTAACAGTTCCTTATACATCTAAAGCAGGTAATGCTGAAGTATTAAACTTAGTATTTTCTTTAAAGTACACAGTTGATAATTCAAGTATAAGTGAATCAAACGCAAGTATTAAATCAAATGCTCCTTCAACTTACTATACACAAAATAGAATGGTAACTGGTGAAGACTACCAAGTAGCACCATTAGGAGTTAGCCAAGAAATTATTAAAGTAAAAACTGTTAACAGAACATCTAGTGGTATTAGTAGATATTATGATTTACTTGATGCAACAGGAAAGTATTCAAATACTAGCTTGTTTGGCACAGATGGATTATTATATAAAGAATTAACAGATAGCAAAGAGTCGTTTACTTTTAGTACTAGAACAGATGTTGAAGGTACTATTGAAAATGTAATTACACCAATATTATCAAAAACGTCAGTTATTAATTACTACTTAGATAAGTTTCCTAAAGTATTAGTTACTGACTTACAAGCAAGTTGGTCACAATCATCAACAGCTACAAATTATAGTACAGGTAAGTTTTTAGATTCAGTTAGTTCTACATACCAAGTTGGAACATTTACAGGTAGTGGACTACGTTTCATTGAACCAGGAAGTTTAATTAAATTTGTTGCACCAGTAGGAAAGTATTTTGG